AGATATAGGAATTGATATTTCCTTACCATTATCTAATGTGTAAGTTAAATCAACATCAGGGGATACATCTTTTATATAATTTCTTAAAGCTCTTGAATCTTGAGCTAATAAATGGTTTTCTACAAAAGATTTAATTTCATTTTTATCATCGTTGTCTCTAATAGAAACAATTTGATATTTTAATCTTGTAGTTACTTCACCTCCTGAGTTTCCTTTAAATTTAGATAAACTTTTTATTTCGTTTTTAATTTTTACTTCATCACTTTCAGTTAAGATTTTAAATTTTATATCTAATTGTGATTTTGGTAGGAGGAAATTAATATATCCATCTTCATCCGTTAGGGATGAATCAAAGGGTTTTGGTTCTATAGTTGATAAATCCATAACAATTTCTTTATCATCATGTGTAAATTTATACTCAGCACCATATCCTAAAATACGAGCTCCCATAAATATAGCATTTTTATCTCCGGTAGCAATATCTTTAACATCAAACTTTTTCATAGTTAAAGCTTCTAACAATCGTTCTAAAACTGTTCCCTTTTCAATAAGGTTTTGGTTTGTGAGGATGTCTTCTTCTTTAGCAGTCATATACTTCATTTCTACTTTACCACTACGAAGGGGGTGATCTTTAGGATAAATTAAACCTTTTGAAGGCAATTCTACCATTTCTGTTGGGAACTTAATATCTTCCATATAAATTTTATTTAATTATAACTTTATTATTCGTGTATACATATATATAATGTAAAAAAGCTTGACGGGAAGGCCAAGCTCTTTTTAAAAAATATGTTATTTCTTTTTAGAAATTTAACACGCAGTAATCCATTCCGATAGTTAAATCAATGTTTTGAGCTTCACCATCAGTATCCCAATTCATATCAGCAAACGATCCGTCTTTGATAAATGCTCCTTTTATGATCCATTCAGAAACAACATCACCTACAGGACCTAACACATCAATTGTTAAATCTTTTTTATAGAAATCAGAGTAACCATCTCTACCAGTTACTGATTCGTGGTGTAATCTAACCCACTCCATCACAGCTTGTGCCCCTGATGGTGTAATTGGGTCAAATAATTGCATCGTAATGTCATTCCATCTTAATTTACCTTTAACTTTTCTATAAGTGTTAATGTGGTTTAATGTAATTTCATCTTGTGCGAACCCTAATCCACTAATTCCTTTAATAATGTATGATGGAAAACCATCTACGTACATGATAAATCTATTAGCTACCTTTGGCTCAAATGCTGTGAAAAATATTTCGTTTGGATCTAATACTGCCATTTTATTTTTTATTTAATTTTTTTTATTCAGTTATAAATATTATACTTTCTAATTTTTACGCTGGGAATTCTGCTCCAGTTGGTAAAATGTTGAAATCTAAGTAAATGAATTCAGCCGTTTTAGTAGGTTGTATGTATATAGCACCTCTTAATTCGTTTCTATCAATTACATCGGGTCCATTATTTGATTCATTCATAACAACTTTAAACGCGTATAAACCCTGTCTTTGTTGTACTGATTCTAAATATGGATTAACTTGGCTTAAGAATGTATTTCTTGTAGCCGCTGTATTTTGTTCAAATACTAAATTATCAGAAATTTGAGAAATATAATTTTTAAGTGCAATTAATAATCTTCTAACATTTACTCTATCTAAAGCTGATGCTTGATTTTGTAATGTTTTCTGACCAAATACTACTACTCCTCTTCCTGGGAAGGTTGCAATAGGATTTACTTTATTAATGTATAAATCATCTCTATTAGCTTGAGTTAATTTTCTTTCTGCTTGAATTACTTGACTCAATCCACCTCTGTTAATACCTGCTGGTGCAAACCATGCTTCTGCTGTTCTATCATTATTAGCATAAACTCCTGGAATTAAGGTTCCACCTGGAACCCAAACTCTTTGTCCTGAATCTGGATCTGTTACCATACACCAAGGCCAATATGATGCGGCGTATGAAGTATCTTTATCATTAGCTGTTGTTGTAGCTGCTGTTATTGATGAAGCATATAATTCAAGATCTAATATTATAATATTATCACCTCTATTTTCTGTATTAGCAATTAAAGTATTTAATACTGATTTATAATCTCCTTCTGAGTATACTAAACCAGGTGTTGATATAATATTATATTTAAAATCGTCTTTATTTGCTAATAAATTAAATGCTGTTGTATAATTACCTCCAACTAATCCTTGAGTATCATTACCATCAATTTGATCATAATATTTTCCAGTTCCTGTTAAAATACTACCTAATGCATCTCCAAATGTTCCTGAAGCTGCTACTGGTATTGAAGCTGTATATTCTGTTTTTGCTGTTCCGCTATTATCTAGGTAATCTGGAGTTTTGAAATTAACTTCTTTTACTCTTACGTATCTTGAAGCATTAGCATAAGATCCAGTTGTTTGTAAGTAAACATCTGTTCCTGATCCTCTTACTACTTGTGTTTGATCACCAATTATTCTTGAAATATAATTAGATGATTTTGGATCTAAGGATACATTATTAAAGCTCTCAAGTACTGATTTAGCTCTTGTATTGTCATTACCTTGTCTAATTACTACACTAAAAGTACCTGATGATGTATTTGGTGATGAAATTTCCCATCTTAAATTATCTGGTGTTCCATTTGTTAAAGCACCTTGAGAATTTTCAGCTCCTGTACTATTCATAATTGTACCTTGACCAATTGTTTCTAATATAAATGCATTTCCATCTACTATGTCAGCATCTACTAATGTAATAGTACATTCGGTTGAATTTGCACCCATTGCTCCTGCTGCTATTACTAAAGCATCACCAACTTCATAATCTGCACCTTCTGTAGCAGCGTTTAAAGTTGTTAGTGAGTAAAATAAATCTGCAGCATCTAATACAATTGTTCCTGCACTAGATAATTCAACATTTGAAGCTCCTACAACAAATACCATATCTCCTCCTGTTCCTGCTGCTCCTAACTGTGGGTCAGCTTGTAAAGTTGCTTCTGGGATTGTAATTATTGAACCATTTACATATCCTGTACTTGAAGCTACTAATATTGCAGCACCTGTAACTGTTGCACCTGTTCCATCTGTTGTAATTGTTAAAGTACCTCCTGAAGCTCCTGCTGTATCAACCATCCCCGCAGTAATTGTAATTGCATTAGAAGTTTGTGAATTGGCATATGCACCCGCAGCAACTCCTGCTCCTGTTGGTACTGCACTTGTTCCTGCTACTAACTCTCCTGCTGATAAAGCACCTGCTGCTATTGTTAATGAACCTGTAGTATATCCTGAACCTGAAGTTGCTACTGGTACTGTAATACTTGATATTGTATTTCCTGATACTACAACTGATGCTGTTAAATTTGTTCCTGTTCCACCACTTAAAATTGTAGTAGCATAAGTTCCATCTACACCGTCTGATGGATTTACAGTTATTGATGTTAATAGAGCATCTGCTGCTATTTTAACACCTCCATTTGTTGTTACTGCAGCATTAAGTGTTAATCCTGTTCCTGAACCTCCTGTAAAAGCAGGTGTTCCTGAGAATGTAGCATCTCCACCTCCACCTCCTACGGCAGATCCTAATAAATTGGTTGCAGCTAAAATTGTTCCTGTTTCTTGATCATTAGCAATCTTAGAAGAAGATGCTGCTGTAAATGAACCTGAAGCTACTCTAGTAACAATTAGAGAAGTTCCTCCATTTGAGAAGTAATTATACGCTGAAATTGAAGTTAAGAAAGTGTATTCACTTTTCTGATTAGCTGATCCACTTTCGAAGGTAGTACCAAAATTAGCTTGATACTCACTATATGTGGTAATAAGCTTTGGAATGTTTACTTGACCTTTTACTGTTGGTCCTACTATTGCTGCACCGGCTTGTATTGGTTGAGAAGTAATCTGTGATTGATCATTTTCTCTTGCTAATACTCCTGGGGAAATTAATGTTTCTGCCATGTTATGTAATTGTTATATTTTGATAATAAATATATGGTTTTCTGTCAAAAGTCTATTTGTCTGGAGAAAATTCGCCTGTTTCTAAAGAAATTGTTCCGCTGCCATACTTTTCTTCTAATTCTTTAGCTAATTTAACTTCTTCATCTTGGACCTTGACTACTTCCACTTTAAGTTGTTCTTTTTTTAAATTAAGGTTTATAAGTTGAATTTCAGTACTACCTAATGCTTGTACCATTCCATTAAACTTAATTTTTAAATCATTAACCTTTTTGATTTCTTGTTCTGTTAATTTTGTCATCTGTTATACGTATTAAAACTTATTATTAAATTAAAAATCACTCCATTTGAATGTTGTTACTCCATTAAAAGCCATATCAGAACCTTCAGTTAAGTCTAATTGGAAATCCTGTAAAAGCATCTATAGATTGAGATACTTCTGAAGATTTAATTACTTCACCTGATGATATTCCTGAATTTGAAAGTGTAATTGCCATATTATATAAATAATTTAGTTATAAATATCAAGAAGATTTTTCTAATTGACGATTTATAGCATCTATTACTATATTAGGGGTTATTGATTTAGTACATTCAAACATTCTATTAGTATTTTTATGATCTGGACACCATTCCCAATCCCCAGCATCTAATCTTACTCTATTAAAACACCCCGAGCATTTATCCTGTGGTGGGGATATTCTTTCACAATCTTCAAATTCACTATAAGCTTCACTAAACCCTGAAATCATTACCACGGGGGTATTTAAGGCCCATGCTACCCAACTTAAACCACTTCCTATACCAATAAAAGCTTTAGCATTTAGCATATCATTTGCTCTTTCACTTAAGGGAAAATCACCAGTTTTATTAATAACTCCTGTTAATGTTCCCCCTAATTTAGAGTCATGCCATTCATCCCCTAAGGGTTCTTGGGTAATCATTACTACTTTATAACCTCTATTATTTAGATTATCTATTATAGTTTGCCACCCCCCAGGATAATTCCAATATTTAGCATGAGCTGAGCCATGGGGAGCTATTATAACATAATCTCCTTCTATTGTTGGTCCTGTGTTTTTAAAAGTTAAATTAGGCTTAATTTCAATAGGATCTATTCCTAAACTTTCATAACTACATTTTTGTAAACCATATTTTCTAAAATCTGAGATGTTTTTATCGTAATCAATTTCTCCATCTTCATTATAATGCCACCCAATCTCATACATAGCATATAAATTAAATTGATCTTCTCCTGGTGGTATAAATGTAATATTTGGGTAATTGTCTTCAAACATTTTATTATGAAAAGTAGAAACTATTAATTCACATTGGTGTTTTTTTCTAAATTCTTCAACATATGGGAACCATGCTATGGTATCACCTAAAGCTTTTGAAGCTAAATGAATATATACTTTTTTATCTTTTGCATTAAATTTATGCTCAAATACCGTTGTATTGTTTTCTAAATCTATTACTTTAATATTATAGTTTATATAATATGTTTTATTAAACTTAGTCCACATATTATTTGTAATTTTATTTTCATATAAAATAGAATTATCTAATTGGTTTATAAATTGAACTTGATAGTTTTTGGAGATTTTTCCTAAAATTTCTAATTTTGCCCCATTAACAAAATCAACAAGAAATTTATTCTTTAAAGGTTTTGGGGATTTCAAAATTTTTGATAAATTATTATATTCTTTTATTAAAACTTTTTTCATTTTTAAATATATTCTTTATAAATTTCTATTAATTCTTTTGTTCTATTTTCCCAGGATAATTCTTTTGCCGTAGCTATAGCTCTTTTTTTATAAAAATTATAATTACTTACTATATCTTTTAATCCTCTTTCCATTTCAAACACATCGCGAGGAGCCCTCCAAGCACCATGAAAAGTAGTCTCATGCTCCCAATTTGCTATTATAGGCAAACCTGCAGCTGCTGCTTCAATCATTGTTAAATTTGGGTGACCTGCTTCTAACATTGTTGGGTGTATAAAAATATCATGTTGATGATATAGTTTAAGTAATTCACTATTAGGAGTATCAAAAACCAAATTTAATTTTGGATAATTAAACATCCATAAATTTTCATTAAAAAAAGATTTATTAAAATTTGGACCTGCTATAGTTATCTCTAAATTATATTTAGCTGCTAAAGCTAATCCATAAGTAAATCCTTTTCTGTCAAAACCTGCTGATTGTCCTCCTAAACCATTGGCTGCTATCATTAATAATTTAGGGGTGGAGAGTTTGGTTGGTATTGATTGTTTTGGGTAGAAATCATTTATATTAACCCCATGTGAAAAATATTGGGTTTTTGGATGATTAAAATAATCAACTAAATATCTTGCTGGTAATAGAGTTGTGAGGGAACCTTCTATTGCTTTTAAATTTATTTTATATGTAGATGAGTTCTTACCATAATGGAAAGCATGATGGTCATGAAGTTGGAAAATATAAGG